GGCGGGTCGGTTTTCTCGCGGGAATATTCGCGGCCGAACGCGGTGCGTTTTTCGCCCGGCTCAATCGTCACGGTGTCACTGGAGGCGATCCGGTAGCCGACGGAAAAATCAGTCAAATGCCCTTCGCGGTATTTCTCGAAAGCGTCTTTTGACTGAGCATCGGAGGCGAAATAGGCGCGGCCAATCAGCCGGTCACCTTCGGCGCGAATGTCGCGGATACTGCCCAAAACAGACTTCACTGAATAGCGGTCATGGCTGTCAGGCATGGGAACTTGACGCTCGTATTTCGCGCCGGAAATGAGCAAGATTTCCTCGATCATCCGGCCGCTTTTCCAGTCGTAGACAGTGACCGGGGATTCGACCGAAAGCACGGCTTCGACGCTGCGATTCTCAACGTCGATGCTGGCTGGGGTAATCGGCGCGGAGCGCATCATGAAGTCCGGCGATTGCTGGTTATTTTTCATCTTCATCAAGTTTCTCCTCTTCGTCAGCGTCCTCTTCGTCATTCGTCGGGACGAAATCGGCCGGCACGATATCCAGGGTTTTCATCAGATTTTTTTCGATTGAGATTTGCGCGAACTTGTCGCGGTAGTCCTCGCCCTGAGCGGCGAAATAGTCCTGATAGGTTTTGAGATTTCCGGCCACTAATTCGCGCGCGGCCTTAGATTCTTTGGTCGGGTCAACATGGTCGAATCCGGGCCAGAGAATTGACCAATCAGCGACGGCTGCTTCGGCCGTTTCATCGTCAATGTCTAATTCACTGAGGCGCGCGAACGATATGAACGCCTCAATAATCGGCTGCAAAACTTGCCGTTCGATTATTTCACGCTCTGTTTTGAGATAGCGGTGGAAGGCCTGCCAGTCCAAGCGGCCTGATGCAAAATTGTGTTTGCTCGAATCGAGAGCGACAACGTTGTAGGGCATGCCCGCCGCACGGCCGCATTCTGATAAAATCGATCGCATGAAATCGGTGTGGGTATTTGACGGATGCTCCGGTTTCATCTGTTCGAGTTCGTAGCCCGGAGCTAGCGTTGTTATCGTGCCGGGCTGAATGTCGATTGTCTCGACATCGAGCACCTCGCCGGAATCTCCCAGGTCGGTCACCGAGTCCTTGGTCTTCATGTATCCGGCGAATAATGCGGCAACTTCGGCCGCTAAAATCGTGGCGTTGCGGAAGCGCCGCATGTCGGCCATCGTGTTTAAAATCGACGCCATAAGCGGCTGCCCGCGCGTCTGGCCGGGTCGCTCCAGGATCGCCCGGTGAATCACGCGTTCAGCAGGAATCCGTTGCCAGTCATTCGGGGCGAGAGACATCGTCCCGGAGTAGGCGTAGGGGTGCCGTTTGGAAATCCAGTAGGCGATGCGTTCGCCGGTGTCGGGGTCGAATTCCACGCCCTCGCGCAACGTGTCTGAATCTGGCTTGCCGGACGGATTCGAGACGCGATCCGGTTCAATGAGTTGATAGAAAAGCTTGTTGTTTTTGTAGGTCTCAACGAGGAAATATTCGCCGCACGGCCAGACCTGTTTTTCGCCTAGGCGCAATAGTCCAGACAGAGACAGCCGGCCGGCCGCGTCGGCATTCCATGACCAGCGCGTGAACGCTTTTTCAAGGCGAGAATCAAGTTCCTCGCTCCCGGTCTTGAACTGAATCCGCGCCCCGTCTCCAATGAGATAATCAGCGCGGGTCTGGCCAATGCCGGCCGCGTAGGCGTTGTTTCTGATTTCGTGCCGGCAGCGCTTGCGGATCTTGGCTAGTTCCGGCAGCAGATCGCCGTCGGCATCGTGATTAAGCGCCTTGTCCCAAGATTTTTCACGATATCGATTGGTTTCAGCGGCGGCAAACGCGGTGCGCCCGACATATTCGCCTGCGGGTTTTCCTGCGATCCAGCGCGCTATTTTTTTGCGGAGGCTCATTCGGCGGCCCCCGGTCGGACGTGGAACATAGTCATGGGCAAACGGGGGGTTGACGAGGTTTGACGATATAGGCTGTCTAGCTCTTTCAGGGCTAACGCGCGGTCGTATTCAACCGCTTTGTCGCCATTGCTCAATTTTGACACGCCCGGATTGGCCGCCAGCGCGGCCTCCAATATGGCGATACGGGCAAGGGCGGATGCTTTCTGGCTCAAGCCGGACTCCTGTTCGCCCGGCCTGAAAACAATATGGCCAAGCGAGGAAGCGGCCCCGCTTGGCCAAAACCTTCTGCGCGCCACGGGTCATGACTCCCGGCTTGCGCAAAGGTATAATTTCTATGTCTCAGTTTACGTAATCTTCAGCACATATGCCGAATGCCAAATGTAAATAAGGGACAGATCTGTCCCTTATTTTCGGCCAACAAAAAAGCCCCGGCGCAAACCGAGGCAAAGCGGGCGGTCAAAATGTCCGGCCGGGTTATTCCGCCGGCCAAACAGATAAATGAGCCATCCATTGCCCGCGCCATTTCGCCGCAAACCTGGCGAGGTCGGCGCGCATGATTCTAGCCACGGTTTCAGACGGTTTCGCGCTGCTTCCGAAATCGTGCCTTATCTGGCTGCCGGGATCGTACAGGATCTGCCCTCCCGCCCAGCGCGCGCGAAAACACCAATCGGCGTCTGAGCAAATATGAGCCATGTTTCTGTCCAAAAGCCCAACTTCTTCAAGCGCATCTCGGCGAATAAAAACACTGGCAAACGGCATCCATTCTTGAGGCATTACGGCCGCGCAATCTCCGGCCGCCACGCTGCCGACGATGTGCCTGCCCGTTGGCCAGACCGGGCCGGATCCTCCCCAGGTAATGCGGTCTGGTTCTCTGATAGAGATATTGCGACTTCCAACCGCCGCGACATTCTGCCCGCCCATCAATTTTTCAAGTGCGCTTTTCGCACAGTCCGGATCAGCAATGGCGTCGTTGTTGAAAATCCAAAACGCATCGGCCGGCGGGACATTCCGCGCCGAAAGCCCGGCATTAACCGCGCCGGTGAAATAACGGTTTCGCTCGTTATTGTTGATCACCATGACCATTGTTTGCCAGCCTGGCAAGCGCGTTTCGTCGGCTGCGATTTTGACGGATTCGACGGCTCGGTCGATCAGCTCCTGCGGGCCGTAGTGGGGAATGACCACGCGCATCATCGGCATGTCGCATCTCCCCCGCGTGTCATTGCGGCAACGGCAATCGCGTCTCGCGCCGCGCAAACGCTCGCCTGTCGCATCTGCGCGGCCTCCCTGGTATAGAAAAATTCCTTATCCAGGTCTTTAATATTGCGCCCGTTCCCATGAATCCTTTCATCCTGAATCGCATATGTCGCATCGGCATATTGCGGGTGCTTCATCGGGTGCAAATGTTCAGCCATGACGTCCGGCAGATAGACGCGACGGCCGACGGCCTGGGCTATTTCATCAAGCCATTGGTCAACGAAAACATGCCTCAGTCCATCCGCCACGAAATACCCCAGCGCGTTTATCCATTCCCGAGAAAGGAAAATATTCGTGGCCAGCCGGCCATTCCAAATCCCTTCAGCCACGCAAACGAGGCCGATCCGGTCGGGCCATTGGTCGAAAGCGGCCTCAACCTTTTTGTCCCAATCCGGCGTGCGGAAAATGATATCGTCCCCGCACAGCATGCAGATTTTGCCCGAAGCGGATTTATACGCCTCGGCCCATTTCGGCACGGCAAACATGCGCGGCCGGACGATCAGCACAGATTTCATGCCAGCCAGTAGCGGCACTTCGGCCACAGTTTCGGGATCATCGTCATCGGCGGCAATGACGATCTCCACGCGCGACGGATCCGAGACTGTATTGAAAATAGAATCCCAGGTTTCTTTTAGCCGCTTCGGCCGGCCCCGCGTCGGAATGATGATTGAAAACATCGGCTCATTGCTCATTCTGATTGCTCCCAAGAAAAGAATTTAAATCCGCAACTCACACAAACCCGCGTCCGGCGAATCCGATCTCCGACGCGGCGGGTTTTGACAACGTCGGATAACCGGCAATGGCAGTTTTTGCAGTAAATGCCAGTCAGCACTTCCTGATTGCGCGGGTTGTTTTTTCCGCCCCACCATCGCCGGACGATTTCCATTATAGGCCCACCTCCACAAACGGACGTTCGAGAATCCTGTACGTGTACCCGTGCACGAAATCACGCCCCGCAAAATCATGCTTAAATTCTTCCTCAACAGAAAATGTCCAGTCGCGATCTTTGCAATGTCCCCAGCCGCCCACCTTGTCCAGCATTTCCTGTTTCGTGCGCACCCAGGAATAGTGGTGACACATCGGCAGCCCGTCCAGGCCGCAAACGTCATGCACATATAGCGGGGCTTGCGCGGCTCCCCAGCGTTCGAGCCGATGAAACAGATACTCCGGCTTCATCGCGGTTCGCCGAATCGCCGTCCCCGCGTTTTCGGTTTTTAGCGCCTGATTATTCGCGCTTCGGAAATACCAATAGCAGCGCAGCGAAAACGCATTGCATTCGGTCAGTGTGGCCACATCCAGAAACTGCCTGAACCGATCACCGTCAATAATTTCGTCGGCGTCCAAAAACAACACCCAGTCAGGCTTGGTTTGCAGTGCCTTGAATCCTGCCCAGCGGAATCCGCAAACCGGCGAGACGCCGTATTTGTCCGCTTCATTTTGCAGCGAGACGGCCAGGAATTTCGTCTGCCCCTGATTTTCGCGGATGATCGCTTGCAGCTTTTCGGGATTGTCCGCGCGGCCGTCCTGCAAATTCGGCGAAAAGGTGCAAATGATTTCGTCGCTGAATTTGGCAGCCTGCCGGACGCAGTGATTGACGAATCTACGGTCAATGGTGCAGAAGGTTATGACGGTTGCGAATTTCATTGATCCTCCTTTTCGGCAAATTTTATTGTCTCTAGCGCGACTTTTAAGGCTTTGATGATTTCGGTAATTTCCTGAATTGCCTTCCCTCGTGGGTAATCTCCGCCGCCATACATATACGCCGCAACAGGCATTAGAAGCGGGATAGCGGCTTCTGTAATCTCGCCGCAATTTTTTTTACCTACCCCTCGAACATGAGTTTTAATCCATTTACGTGCGGAATCTGCGATTTCAAAATTATTCATTTCTCTCCCCTTATCGCTCTAGAAATGTCCATTACCACCACACAGATAAACGCCAGCAGGAAATAAAACAGCACTGAAAACGAGCCGAACCAGAAAATTAGCATCGACCATGAACGGAAAATATGGGTCAAGTCGTCGATCATTTATTTAATTCCTTTCAGTAATTTCACCACCCCACCCGCATTGACCATGTTCCACGCGTCCCTCCATTCTGTAATATCCTCCAGCGGCTCCTTAAGTTCTTCCATGCGCGACTTTCCCCACCATGGCGACTTTTTCCAGAGCGGCCGCACGTATCCCCGCACGGTCGGGTAATAGGACATTCTCAATTTAGGCTCAATCGAAAACATCAACCCCACACAAGGCTTTTTCGCCGCTCCGGCAATATGCAAAACAGATGTGTCCGGCGTGACCACGGCGTCAACGGATTGGATTAGTCCAATCAGTTCATGCCAGCTTGGCGTTAATGGAAGAACGTCAACGGCCCCAAACTGAGCGCATCCGAGTTGGTTGAGCGCAACTGAAATATCCCCTCGCCTATGCGGAGTGCCTGTCAGCCAGACGCGATACCCAGCGCGGGAAAGCGCCTCCACCATCGGACGCCAAATGGTTGCGGATATTCGGCGGAATCCCGAGGCGTGGAGGTTGAACAGGCAGACTTTTTTGCTGTCTCCCTCTCTGAGCTTAAGCCCGGCGCAATACCCCTTTTCCGTTAAACTGGTTTTGGGCAGGACGGGCAATTTTGTTTCCGGCGAATACTCGGAAGGATTCAAACCAAATCTCCAAATGAAATAATCAATCATGTCTATTTCTGAAAATACCGGATCAGCAACAAACCCATCGGTTGTGAATAGAGCATGCGCGCGGCCGAGTTCTTCATTGGGAATCGCCCCCGGAATCAATGCGGAAACATGCGGATTGCCCTGGAAAACCTCGCGATATTGCCGTTCATGATCCGGTGCGAAGATGATCTCCAGGCGCGGCTGATAGCCCAACTCGACGATTTTTTCGTAGAGCAATTTGATTGCAACCGTGCCGCAGAGCAAATCGCCGTACCCGGTGCCGACGCCGTTGAAAAGCAATATCCGACACACACCGCCTAGTTGCGGCCAGGGTGCGCCGCCGAATATCAGGCCGTCTCCGGTGTACTCGATCCCGTGGTTGAAATTGAAAACGTCGCTCAAATGGTAGCAGGCCGAATCAGTCGCGGCGAAACGACGCGGACGGTGAAGGCTAGCCTCGGGAATATCCACGCCGCAGATTTTCGCCGGCTTAAGTATTGAGCAAATCCGCATTCAGTCCCCTAACGGTTGAACCATGTTCCGCGCCGTTTCTTTTTTGGTGCGGGTGCTGATTCCTGTTCCTCTAGCCGCACGCCCAGCCGGTGCGCCAGAGCGTGAGAATAGACCAGACAGTCGTA